ATTCGGCAGCTCGTGGATGCTGGAACCCTTAGCAACTTGCCAGGTGGCTTTAAGACCCGTGGCTTGCGAATCAAAGGTGATGACACACCAATATCTCCAGGCGAGTTCCGTGATGTTGATGTTCCGTCAGGAGTAATTAAAGACAACTTAATGACCTTGCCATATAAAGAGCCATCACAAGTTCTATATAGTTTGCTCGGTACTATCGTTGAAGAAGGTCGCCGCTTCGCATCAGCAGGAGATATGAAAGTCTCTGACATGAGCGCTAATGCTCCTGTGGGGACGACTCTGGCGATTTTAGAAAGAACCTTGAAGGTGATGAGTGCGGTGCAGTCCCGCATGCACTACTCGATGAAACAAGAGTTGAAGTTACTGAAAGAAATTATTCGTGACTACACTCCAGACGAGTATCCGTATGAGCCAATAGAAGGCAGTCGCAAGGCTAAGAAGTCGGACTACGACCACGTCGATGTGATTCCTGTTAGTGATCCGAACGCAGCGACCATGGCGCAGAAGATCGTTCAGTATCAGGCTGTGTTGCAGTTAGCTCAAGGCGCCCCGCAGATCTACAACTTGCCACAACTACATCGCCAGATGTTAGATGTCCTTGGGATTCGCAATGCACAGAAACTTATTCCGCTGCAAGAAGACCAGAAGCCTCGTGACCCAGTCACAGAGAATATGAACGTGATGGTGAATAAACCACTTAAGGCGTTTATCTACCAAGACCAGGAAGCTCACTTAGCAGTACACACTGCGTTCTTGCAAGACCCACAAGCTATGGCAATTATTGGGCAGAACCCGATGGGTCAACAGATAGTAGCGGCGATGCAGGCACACATTGCGGAACACTTCGGCTTTAAGTACCGTCAACAGATTGAGCAGCAGATGGGTGGACCGATCCCATACATGAAGGATGACGAAGAAGTTATGTCAGAAGAGTATGAGGTTCAGTTGTCACGCTTAGTTGCTCAAGCAGCCGCGCAGCTAACACAACAGAACCAGTCTGCTGCGGCACAGCAACAAGCACAGCAACAAGCTCAAGATCCGATTATCCAGATGCAGATGAAGGAACTCCAGCTTCAAGAGCAAGAGATTGTACGCAAGACACAGAAAGATCAAGCCGATATTGCTCTCCGTCAAGAGCAGTTGGATATTGATCGTCAACGTGTTGAGGGTCAGCTTGAGATTGATGGCACTCGTCTGGGTGTTCAGATTGAGAAAGATAAAGACGCAGCTGATCGGAAAGAGGAGTACGAAGGTACTAAGCTTGGTATCGACATGATGAGGTCTAAAGAACAGAACCAGAATCAACGGTTGCAAACTGCTGCACAGTTATTAACCGCGGCGCAGAACAGAAACAGCAACAACAAGAAAGGTAGCTAATGACCGAACTTGAAATAATTGTTAAGCAGCTTGACGACAAGATAGCGCAGCTTACAGATGCAGTAGCCCTTGGAAATTACGACAAATTCGAGGACTACAAAAAATCGTGTGGTGAGATTAGGGGTCTGCTCATTGCTCGTGGATACGTATTAGACCTCAAAGACAAACTGGAGAAATCGGATGACTAGTCCAATCGACTTAGGCAAAGCAGTAGATTTGACGCAGCTGCTTGATAAGTCTAACGAAGAAAAAGCAACACAACTTCCTAAACCCTCTGGCTACCGCATTCTGTGCGCTATCCCAGAACAGGAAAAAGAGTTCGAAAGCGGTATTGCAAAAGCAGACGAAACAATGCGATACGACGAGCTATTAACTACAGTGTTATTCGTAGTAGATTTGGGCCCAGACTGTTATGCAGACAAAGCTCGTTTTCCCAGTGGACCTTGGTGTAAAAAGGGCGATTTTGTTCTAATTAGGCCGAATGCTGGTAGTCGTTTAGTAATACACGGACGCGAGTTCCGCATTATTAATGACGATTCTGTAGAAGGTGTTGTAGATGATCCCCGCGGCATTAAACGAAAATAAGGAGCATACGAATGGAAAATTACAAATTTCCCGATGAAATAGAGAATGAAGCAGCTGAATCTAAGGGTTTACCCGAAGAAAAAGATGATATTGAGATTGAAATTGAAGACGATACACCCCCACAAGACAAGGGTCGCCGTCCTTCACAACCAGAATTCGTTGAGCAGCTTGAAAAAGACGAGTTAGATGAGTATTCCAAAGAAGCCAAACAGAAGATTGACGGCTTTCGGAAGATTTATCACGACGAGCGTAGAGAGAAAGAGCGGGCGTTGCGTGAGCAGCAAGAAGCAATTGACCTAGCTAAAAAGCTCTACGAAGAAAACAAGCAGCTTAAAAATAGGGTCTCTTCAAGCGACCAAGCAGCGGTTGAGTCATATAAGACCTCTGCTGAGCGTGAGCTTGATATGGCTAAAAAAGAGTACCGTGAGGCTTATGATGCGGGCGATTCAGAAAAATTGGTGGAAGCCCAAGATAAGTTGACATCTGCCAAGATGAAAATTGCCAAAGCATCTGATTTTTCTGATAATTTAAACCAGCGTAGAGCCCAGCAAGAGCAAGAAAATGAGGTGCAGTTAACCCAGCAGGTGCAACCAGCCCCAGTTCGGGACTCTAAAGCAGTTGCATGGCAAGAACGTAATCAGTGGTTTGGGCAGGACGATGAAATGACAAGTTTGGCTTTAGGTCTTCACGAAAAGCTTGTAAAACAAAACGGACTAGCTTATGCTACGACAAATGAGTATTACAAACGCATAGACGAAACTATGCGTAAGAGATTCCCTGAAAATTTTGAAGGGGAGAAAGTTGACGATGAAAAGAGTTCAGTTCGGACGAAACCGAGCACGGTAGTAGCATCAGCTAGTCGTAGCACGTCTTCGAAAAAGATTAGGCTGAATACTTCCCAGTTAGCAATAGCTAAGAAGTTAGGACTTACAGCTGAGCAGTACGCCCATGAACTAATTAAAATGGAGGCCTAAAATGGCTAACAACAGACTTGATCGAGAAGTAGAAACCCGTGCAACAAGTGAGCGTCCTAAGCAGTGGATGCCAGCAGAATTGCTTCCTGAACCCGATAAACAGGCTGGGTATACGTATAGGTGGATTCGTATTTCAACGCTAAATCAGGCGGACCCCCGCAATCTCTCTGGGAAACTAAGAGAAGGATGGGAACCTGTAGCGATTGAAGAACAACCCAAGTTTCAACTGCTAGTTGATCCCAATAGTCGTTTTAAAGACAACATTGAGATCGGCGGGTTATTGCTTTGCAAGACTCCAGAAGAATTTGTTGCTCAACGTAATTTACATTACCAAAAGCAATCAGAAAGTCAGATGGAAGCTGTAGACAGTAATCTTATGCGCCAAAGTGACCCAAGGATGCCGCTCTTTAAAGAGAGCAAATCTACGACGACCTTTGGTAAAGGTTAATTTTAATTTAGGAGTTTAATATGGCTTACCCAACCGTATCAGCCCCCTATGGACTAAAACCAGTCAATTTAATTGGCGGTCAGGTCTTTGCGGGAGCAACTCGTCATATGCAAATTGCAAGTGGCTATGCCACAAACATTTTCTATGGCGATTTAGTAAAACGTATTTCTGATGGAACAATTGAGAAAGATACTGGCACAACTACTGCTACACCTTGCGGTGTATTTTTAGGTGTTAGTTTCACCAATGCATCAACTGGACAAGTGCAGCAGCAACAGTTCTATCCAGCTAGTCAGCAAATCAAATCTGGAACCCAAATTTTTGCAGTGGTTGCTGACGATCCTGACACATTGTTCCAAGTAGTTTCTTGTTCTTCAGGCACAACCGTGGCTGGAATGGGTATTTCTGCTATTGGTAATAACATTGCTCTGATTCAAAACGCTGGATCTACCATTACTGGTAATTCCAAAGTAGCGATTGATGAAGGTACGCAAGCTACTACTAATACTCTGCCTATCCGCATTATTGATGTGGTAAGAGAAACTGCGACTGGCGCTGACACATTCGTTGAGTTTATCGTTAAGATAAATGCGACTATGCATCAGTACAACAACTCAACTGGCGTATAAGGAGCTTAGAAAATGGCTATTTCACGTGCACAACTACTGAAAGAGTTGCTCCCAGGTCTGAACGCATTGTTTGGTCTTGAGTACGCAACATATGGTGAACAACACAAAGAGATCTACGAAACTGAGACCTCTGAGCGTTCGTTCGAAGAAGAAACCAAGCTGTCTGGCTTCTCCGCTGCACCAGTCAAAAACGAGGGTTCTGCCATCGCTTATGACAATGCACAAGAGGCATTCACAGCCCGTTATAACCACGAAACTATCGCCCTCGGCTTTAGCTTGACTGAAGAAGCAATCGAAGACAACCTCTACGACAGCCTCTCAGCCCGCTATACCAAGGCTTTGGCTCGTGCTATGGCATACACCAAGCAAACTAAGGCAGCTGCTGTATTAAACAACGGCTTTACTGCTGGCACTTTTGCTGGTGGTGACGGTGTTGCATTGTTCAGCACAGCTCACCCACTCGTTTCTGGTGGTGTAAACAGCAACACTCAATCAACTCCTGCTGATTTAAACGAGACTTCCTTGGAAGCCGCCGTTATTCAGATCGCTGCATGGACTGATGAGCGTGGTCTTTTGATCGCTGCTAAACCTAAGAAATTGGTTGTTCCACCTGCACTACAGTTCGTTGCAACTCGTTTGCTCGAAACTCAACTGCGTGTTGGCACTGCTGATAACGACATCAACGCTATCGTAAACAACGGTTCGATCCCAGAAGGTTATACAGTTAATAACTACCTGACCGAGCCAAATGCTTACTTCCTGACAACTGATGTTCCAAACGGTATGAAGCACTTCGTTCGTACTCCTTTGAGCAACAGCATGGACGGTGACTTCGATACTGGTAACGTCCGTTACAAGTCTCGTGAGCGTTATTCTTTCGGATTCTCGGATCCGCTGGGAATGTTCGGTTCACCAGGCGCTTAAGCACTACCCCCCTTGTTACTTCGGTGACTTGGCGCCCCTCTTCGGAGGGGCATTTTATTTGTGCAAACCACTTGCACAAAGCCAAAATAGTAGTAATATTACGGTACGTCTA